GGATTTATCTAAAGCCCTAGCTGCTGGGCCTGCAAGTGCGGCCACTACTACTGATATAACTGGATCTAGTCCTAGCTCATTACTGGCTAAGAATGTTAAGAATGATACAAGCACACCCCTAAAGTATGATTTAAGTATTGCTTTTTGCTTCTTGCTGATCTTCATAAGTTACCCCCTAGTAGTGGTATATCAAACGGCTTGCTATCTTTATCGCCCAACTTTGTAAAGCTAATATGCATGTGCTTTGTGTGCTTGTTAAAACCTCTGTACTTACGCCACTTGTAATTAAGTATTTTGCTAGCGATCATGCCATTATGGATTACGTAAGATATGCGCTTATCGGTTTTTGCACAGATTCTGATTTGGTCAGCCAAATATACTGAGAGCCCCTCGGATGAATCCAAGCGAGAATCCACATCAAGGGCTCTGACAATTCCTGCATCTGGATTATGATCCGATTTTCTGGCGGAATGACGAGCATCACCCAACCACCCATCAGAGGTAGAGCGACGATCTGGGTACCAGGTATCAATCTGATCTCTTAATTGTGTACCAGCTGCACATAGCCAAGGTTTCATAACTCAAACTCAGGCACTATCCAGCGACAAGTATTCTCATCAAAGCCAATAGCATCACCAGGTTTTGGTGCTATAAATGCATCTCTAACTGCATCGTATGTATCACCTATTCCTGCATAGTTATATCTAATATTGCCATTATATGAAGTGCGCTTGCATACTTGATTTCTAAAATTGCCATACCAAGTTTCTGTATCTAATCCCTCTATAGTTTGTAATTCATCAATACCTGTTATAACTTCTGTAACAATATTGTTAGCATCTAAAAATGCGTAATGTGCCATTATACCCAACTTACATTTCCAGTACCTGCGGTTATTGTTGCTATGTTATAACCACCTGCACTTGCTACCGAGCCAGTTAAACCTGCACCTATTGTTATTGTGCCTGTTACCCATCTTAAAATTACAACACCTGATCCGCCATTACCGCCTTTAACAGATGCATTAGCTGCACCACCACCACCACCACCGCCTAGGTTAACTGTGCCATCTGTGCCAGCAGTAGCTGATGCGCCACCTGCGCCACCACCACCTGCGCCACCTGCGCCTGGTGTTGCTGCACCTACATAACGACAAGAACCACCACCGCCACCTGCATAAGTTACTGATGAGCCAGTTATTGAAGTTGCAACACCTGCACCACCTGCGCCTGCAACAGTAGCCGATATTCGATCAGCACCAACTGCACCTGCACCGCCACCGCCACCTGCTGCGCCATTGGAACTAGCACCTTCACCACGACCACCTGCAAAACCCTGATTTGCAGTACCTGCGCCACCAGCGGTAGAGCGCATACCACCACCACCACCAGAACCACCAGAGCTACCACTGGTAGTATTATCTCTTCCTGCACCACCACCTGTTGAGGTAATTGTAGAAAATACTGAGTTACTTCCATTTGATGTCGTACCAAACGTTCCAGCACCACCACCGCCAACTGTGACTGTGTAATTAGTTGAGGGAGATAAAGATAAAGCAGTTTCTAAAGTTCCACCGCCACCAGTTGCGGTTACAGTGCTACGTAAACCACCGCCGCCACCACCACCGCCACCATCCCAGCCACCACTAGCACCGCCTGCTACAACTAAGTAGTCAACTGTTCCAGAAAATACAGCCTTTGAGAAATTTATTGCGCTAATTATATTTAACATTTATCCAATAGCCCCTACTACATACCAAGCATTAGCAGCTGTTTTGATACATACTGCAGATTTGTATTGTGCAAGTGTTGGAGATGCTGCAACTGAACCAGCACTTAACACTGTAGTAGTACCTGGTGTTACTGCGCTAATTGTGCAAGTACCTGCACCAATACTTAATACTGTAATCGCTGTGCCTACTGGGAATGCTACAGAAGCATCTGTTGGTATTTTAAATGCTACCGCTGTGGCTTTATTCATTATCTGTAATACCTGATATTGGTCTGCAAGTACAGCTGTGTAATCTACTGTGTTTGCAGTGCCTACTGTAAATGCAGTCAAGCCATTAAACATTGCACTGGTAAGTACATCACCAGTTACTGCTGGAAATCCTGTTGCCATTTGTTACTCCTTAGTAAGATAAGACGCTGGTATCTAAAATCCCATAATCTACGTTGCCTATTATAAACCCATCTATGACAGGTTCTAGTGTTGTAAAGGTTGTTTTCCAACTATTCGGTGTTATGTTCATACGCACACCGAAAATCTGTAGGGTCTTTTCCAGCAGAGATCCGCCTGGCTGGGTAGTTATAATAGTTATGGGATCAAAGAAATCTAGGTCTAAGGCTGCAACTACGCCTGTATCGTAGTTAGGCGTGTATAAATCAAGCGTGATGGCATCACATCGTATAGAAGTTTCAGCTCTACTAGCCACATAAGCCAAGGCGTAATTTAGGGCTACTGCATCCGTCTGCATAAGTAGGTTGTCTAAGAAGTAACTGTGTAAGAAATACTTAGTTATGCTAGCTGCATTAGAAGCTACCTGCGCTGTGCCGCCAGTCCTTGTGATAGTGGCTTTATTAAATATAAGCACATCGTTTAGCACCCAACTAGCATCAAAATAATCTATGCCTGTGCCATTATCTGCAAAAACTGTTGGTGTGCCAGCAATAGAATTGACAGTTACTGTCCTATCTTGAAATACAAACGATCCACTAGCATCTATGTATAAAGCACCATACTCTGACGTAGAAGCAGTAGTAAGAGCTTGTAATGCTGTTCGGTTAGTACCAGGGTCAGCTTGCAGAGTAGTAAGCCCTGCATCTATATCACGCATTGACGCTGGCCATGATATTTGATTCAATATTTGGCCAACACGTGTGCCAGATAAGTCGCCTGCAGTAGCACCTGTGACTGTGCTGATCTGTGCTACCTGCGCCAATCTAAATGCATCTACAGCTTGTATAGTTGTTATGGCTACATCTTCTGCAGAGTCACTAGGGTATGTAGTTACGTAGCTTGTGATAAATCCTGAAAAGATAGGATAGGTAACGCTATTAAAAGTTGCACTAATTTGTACTTTCTTCATAGGTGTTAAAACATTGTAATACGGGCCAGTAACATTCTGTGGGTTAAAATCGCCATTCTGATCTATTATGCGTAATGTAAGTGCGCCTGTCTGAAATTGATCTGATAGTGCAGTACGGCCTCTGTTAGTCTCTATGCGGTTGACCTGATTAGACACATCTACAATTACGGCTGTGCTATCGGCTAATATGTTAGTGCCAAATATTCCAGATCCAATTATAAAAGCATCTGCAAAACTAGGTCCAGTACCAAAGTTAATTATTGCATTTATTACTGGTACTGCCATTATGGTAACTGTCCTGCTCCAGTAGTGCTATATCCACTACGGCCAGCAACCTGAATACTTTCTGCTATTAGTTGAGCAAACCTATCGCCACTTTGTGCTGTGTCTATGGTTATTTGTATTGGCATTGGATCTCTACCAGTCTCGCCATAATATGTTCCTGCAAAAGGATTAGTGACCTGAGAAGTACCTGAATACATTGTCTCTGTTATTGATGGGAATGGACTTGAAGGAAAGGTTGAAGTTGATGATGGGCTTCTACCAGTCTCTCCATACATTGTGCCAGCAAAAGGATTTATTTGTTTAAACTTAGCGGCTGAATCCATAGCTGCACCAGCTAATATATCTAAAGATTTTGTTACATTTTTAATTGCTTCAATTTCAATATTTTGCTCTAAATATTTTGCAGCCATAGCAGCGTTACCATCTAAAATGGCTAACTTTTCAGCGATCCTTACCTTTGTCTCTTCATCGGTAGCCGCATTAAGAGCAGCCATTAAACCTATGCGCTCTACATCGTATTTGTCTTTAAGCTTCTTTAATGCTTCTTCTGCCTTTAACGCATCTATTAACTTTTTACGTGCATCAAACTCTTGCTTTCTAATTCTTTCTTGTACAGAAGGTATGCCTGAGTAGCCGCCTACGTTAGGCTGTGCAGCAGGATTACTCCTGCCAATATCATTAGCAATTAAAGCAAGTGCGCCACCGATAAGTAATTTTTTTGATCCAAATACTAGGAAAGCCAGACCTGATAGCAGTTTACCAATATCAGTACCTGCAAACTTTTTAACTTCACCAACTAGTGTGCCTAACCCTCTAACTGTATCGGCAATAGCCAAAGCAAAACTATTCATAGAATCTGCGGCATTTTGTATAGAATCATCTTTGCCTAATTT